CTGCCGGGGGCAGGATGCTACGCCAATAACGCCACAGCGGCGGTGTCGTGTACCGGGACGGGCGAAGTCTTTATTCGCACCCTTGCGGCGTATGACATTACCGCACTGATGGATTACGGCGGATTAAGCCTGAGTGAGGCCTGCGAACGCGTGGTGATGGAGAAGTTGCCTGCGCTGGGCGGCGTCGGTGGGTTAATTGCCGTGGATCATGAAGGAAACGTGGCGTTGCCGTTTAACAGTGAAGGCATGTATCGTGCCTGGGGCTATGCGGGTGATGAGTGATGCGCCGCGCGATAAATGCGCCCATTTCCGTGAGATAAATGGCACCGCTGCGGCGTTTCAATATTTGCAAAAGAATTACAATCCTACCGCTTCATCCTTCCCCTGACCATCTACCGGAAAATACCGATAGAGCGTCGATAACCCCACCCCGTAGATAATGGCCAACTGCTGGCGGGTATGACCCTTAGCCAATAGCCGCCCAATCTGTTCCCGCTCATGCGGCATTAATGCGTTGGGCCTTCCACCTATGCGTCCCTGTGCCCTAGCTGCTGCCAACCCGGCCAGTGTTCGTTCGACGATCAGCTCACGTTCCATCTCTGCTAGTGCCGACATCACATGGAAAAAGAAACGCCCCATGGCTGTGCTGGTATCAATACTGTCTGTTAAAGAGCGGAAGTGGGCACCGCGTTCATGTAACTCCGATATCAGTGCAATCAGGTTCTTAACGCTGCGCCCCAACCTGTCCAGTTTCCACACGACCAAGGTGTCTCCGCTATTAACGCACTTTAAAGCACGTTTCAGACCGGGGCGGCTGGCAACTTTTCCGCTCATACGGTCTTCAAAAATGTGGTCACAGTTTGCGCTTGTGAGTGCATTACGCTGTAAATCGCTGTTCTGGTCGATTGTTGATACGCGGATATAACCAATGACGGCCATCAATTCTCCTCCTCTATGTCGCTGTGGGAGGATTTTTACAGATTTCGCTATGTGTAACCGCTTTTCCAAAAACCTTGGTTTAGGGGAAGGCTCGGCATTGCCAGTTGGCGTCCCCATTCCGTGGCCGTCAGCAACACCACCAACGGGATGGCTAAAATGTAATGGAGCCGCGTTCACGGCTTCACTGTATCCCCAACTGGCTCTGGCCTATCCAGCGCTCAGGTTGCCTGATTTACGTGGGGAGTTTATCCGTGGCTGGGATGACGGACGTAGTGTGGACAGTGGGCGAACGTTATTGAGTGCCCAGACGGATACTTTGCAGAATATTACCGGTAGCTTTTTGGATATTAGCGCTGGTCCTAACAACTCCGCCGCAGGCGCTATTGGTAAAAGTACATTAACGTCGAACCTGGCAGGATGGGCACAGGGTGGCACCTTTAGTCAGGCCAACTACTCATTTGATGCTTCTCGTGTCGCAAGAACATCAGCAGAAACCCGCCCGCGTAACATCGCATTTAACTACATCGTGAGGGCTGCATGATGGCTAAAGCTGAATTAAACCAGGAAATGATCGCCACGGTGGCCGGTGTTATCACTGTGTTTAACTACGATGGTGAAACGCGAGAATACCTTTCTTCTTCCGTTGAGTATCTCGCCGTGGGGGTTGGAATTCCTGCAAATTCCTGCATTGATGCTCCGGGTGAAAATAATGAGGGTTTTGCCATTTGCCGTACAGCAGACCTTTCATCATGGGAATATATCACCGACTTCAGAGGTCAAACCGTTTACAACACAGAGACAAGTCAACAGGTTGAAGTGACGGCACTGGGGAGTTATCCCGAAGGTACTACGCCCAATGCCCCTACATCACCGTATGATAAATGGGATGGTGAGAAGTGGGTAAAGGATACTGATGCCCAGCACGCGGCTGATGTTAAAGAGGCGGATCAGAAAAAGGCCAGATTGCTGGCAGAAGCACAGGAAAAAATCAGCTTCTGGCAGACTGAATTGCAGTTGGGAATTATCAGCGACGAAAACAAAAATAACCTGATTGCATGGATGAACTACATCAAAGCTTTAAAAGCCGTCAATGTATCGACGGCTCCTGGCATTACATGGCCTATGCCTCCGGCTTTGGTGGAAGGGTAATATCGGGCGCGGTGCTGGTATCAACTTTGGTCAGTTGGTAGCGGTATCGCTGCCATTCAGCCAGCCGTGACACGTCAGCATCTTCGATGTACCCCCCGGTCTGAGCATCGGCCAGCGGAGCAATTACAGCTGAAGCCTCGGCCAGTAATGCCGTTCGCTGCTGTTCGGCCGCTTTCACGTCCGCCGCGTGCTGCATCTCAGTATCGATTATCCACTTACTACCGCTCCACGAATCATATGGCGTGGACGGTGCCAGTGTGGTTGTGTCCTCCGGGTAATCACCCGGCGTATTAATGACAACCGCTTCACCTGTTTCAGTGCTGTATACCGTCTCACCGCGATGATCGGCGACGTATTCCCACGCAGTAAAATCTTCTGTCCGGCAAATAGCAAAACCTACCTTGCTTTCGCCCGGTGAGTCAGTGCATGAGTTGGCAGGGATGCCAACACCAACAGGTAGATATTCAGCCGAAGAAGAAAGATATTCGCGGGACTCACCATCGTAGTTGAATACGGTAATATCACCCGCCACAGTGGCAATGAGTTCATTGTTTAGTTTCGCTTTTGTCATTATGCGGCTCTCACAATATAGTTAAATGCGACGTTACGTGGGCGCGTTTCAGACCCACCGCTGGGTAATATTGGCGAGTTGCTCGGATATGCCCTTCCATCCCCTCCATTGGCATCCTGTGCTCCTCCATGTGATTCTGGATTACCTGAGTTTGGCCATGAATAGAATGTGTGTGAGTGAGACGCAAGCATATCAAGCTGATTACTCACAATCAGCCGCCCAGGATCTACACCACGCCCATCATCCCAGCCACGGATAAACTCCCCACGTAAATCAGGTAACCTGAGCGCAGAATAGGCCAGAGCCAGCTTAGGGTATTGCGTAGCCGTAAACGCCGCACCATTGCACTTGAGCCAGCCTGTTGGTGGTGTTGCTGACGGCCACGGAATGGGGACGCCAACTGGCAATGCCGAGCCTTCCCCTAAACCAAGGTTTTGGAGAAAGGCAGCTTTGTCAGGGATATCCGCGCCGTTCTGGTCTTTGGCCAGCTTCTCCGCCAGCTTGTTCAATACCGTAGTCGCAAAATTTGGATCATTGCCAAGGGCATCAGCCAGCTCTTTGAGCGTATCCAGCGTCTCAGGTGCTGTGCCTGCAAGAGCCGAAATCGCTCTTGCCACAAACTCTGTTGTCACCAGTTTTTTGCTGTTGTCGTTAGCTGCAGGCGTGGGGGCTGTCGGCGTTCCGGTAAAAACAGGACTGGCCTTCGGTGCGTACTGAGTATGCGGGTCAGCTGCCGCAATATGACTCGAAAGGTCTGAACCGCCTTTTTCGACCTGCTGTTTCAGGTACGACGTTCGTTTGGCCAGTTGCTTAGCCTGACGGTTAGAAATCCCGTCAGGCCCACCCAGAACGGGGTCAGAGACCTCAATCTGGTAGATGCCATCTTCCCACTGAGGGGTTTCTGGTAGGTTTGCCATAATTAACTGCTCCCGTGGTTATAGCTGCCGTCATAACTGACGGTGTTGTTGTAGCGAATCGCGACAGACTGATACTCCAGACTCGCCAGATGGCAGCGGGCCGGAGCAAAGGCGGTGAGCGTCTGTCGCAACAGAGCCGCCTGATCGTTAGTGATGGGTTGTTGAAGGATGACGCGGTAAACCGCCCATGCTTCAGCATCACCATGGACGAAAAGACCGTTGTAACTGTGTTTGCCGTCGTAGCCGATCTGACCCGTGCCTTCAATCAGATCCACTTCACCAAAACCGAAACGGCGTATGATTTCCCGGATTGACCATGGTGTCCCCTTGTAGCGGTGCAGCTCAATGGCCGATTTAATCAGGGCACGGCGCACGTCATCAGCTTCGGCCAGCTCCCAGCCGTCACCAAACAGCGAGAACTGCTCACCCAGCCACGGCAGTGCAGAGCTGTCGACGATATCCACCAGGTAGACCATCAGGGCTTCCAGGTTGATGTTGTCCAGTCGCCCGGCCAGTCTGCCCAGTGCTCTGAGGCTGATATCCCCCTCAAGCGGCGGCGGAAGCTGCAGTGGCTCAGCCATCGGCGACCCCCGTCATGGTGATGTTGATGGAGGCACAGTTGGCCCACTCATTTTCTGCCACCACAACCAGCTCCAGACCGGGTAGCTCAACCTGATACACCCCCTCAACGGACAGCACGGCGTTAATCTGCCCCGGCACGATATCCAGCCCCAGCTTTGCCCGGCGAGCCGCCACCCAGCGCTGAATGGCATTATTAGCGGCGTCTTTTATCGAATTGACGTCCTGACCACGATAAACCGTGATGCGGGCGTCGATGGCGTAGTCCACCTGTACGGGCGTTCTGGCATGAACGGTATCGGTGAGCGGTCGGACTTTCTCATCCGAACAGAAGCTCTCGACCAGCGTGAGGGTACTGTCGTCCGGCAGGCCGGTGCTGAGCAGTGGATACAGCTCAACAGTGCCGGGCACAGGAGAGAGAACGGCGACGTCGACAATGCTGGGATGTGCTCCCATGGCATGAAAACGATACGCGCCACGGCTTCCGGCGTTGGTGAAGGACTCCGGGGCCAGCCTGATACGCTCACGCAACCGGTCATTGTCTTCCTGTTCTGAGCCGCCAGAACTGGCGGACAGATTGGTGACCTGCAGGTCAACATTGTCAATCTCATCGAGTAGCTGGCTGACCTGAGCGGGCTGCCAGCTGTTACCGGCATCACCGGGTTCGGTACAGGTCGCCATGACATTGACCAGCAGCAGACCCGCCTTCAGCACCACGTCCGCATCGGTTGCGAAAATGATGCTGTCGGAGGCACTGACGCGGGTGCCTGCTGGTATCAGCACATCCATCGCCATCGGTTCGTCAACAGCGAACTGGAGCGTGGTGGATGCAGGCTGCGCGGCCAGACGGTACACGCCAACCAGTTCACCGAGGTAATCAATCATCGGCTCACGGGCAAAGGCAACCAGATTCTGCTTTGCCGCTTCCTGTACCGCCACCCTGACCAGCATTTCGCGGTAGGCATAGAGGTCAATCAGCAGACGTTCGGCCTGTGCCGGATACAGCGTCTTGCCGGTTGCGGTTTCGTACTGCGCAATCATTTCAGTCGTGATTTTGTCGGCATCACGTTCAATAAAATCGGGTTCTGTCAGCGCCATAGCAGTTCCTGAATCCGGGGTTGTCCGTCTGAGCCTTTCCAGCTCACCCGGAGCGTAAGATGTTCACCGTCAACGGCGGGTTTAACCGATATCAGCTGGCAGCGAGGCTCCCAGCGGCGAATGGCATCGACGGACTCGCGCACGACGTGCGGAATAGCACGCTCAACGGGCCAGTCGATATAAAGGTGCAGATTGCTGCCGAACTCCGGGCGGTGCGGGTCGCTGCCGCGAGGAGTGCGCAGAATGATTTGAATGGCCTGCCAGATATCATCCAGCCCCTGGACTATTTCACCAGGAGCCTGCAGGGCCGGTTGCCAGAATACTGAGGTCGTTTTCATGGGGGCAGTATTGCCCCCGGAAGGGATTGCCGATATTAAAGGCGTTTAAGAAGGTTCAGTGGGAGTGGTGGTTGGAGTTTGCGCCATCAGACAGTATGCTGCCTGTGGCGTGGGCATTCCCTTCAATCTCAATATTGCCCTGAATGGTCGCGGTAGCACCTTCACCACCAGAGCCAGCCATGCCCCCCTGCCAGGTCAGCTTGCCCATGACCAGCAGATTGCCAGTGACCTCAGTCTCTTCTGCATCAATCGTGGCTTTTTGCGTTTTCACGATCACATCAGCACTGCACTCAATCACCAGGTGACTGATACCGCCCCGGATAGTCAACGTATTCGAGGTACGATTGTAACTGAACTCTGCACCATCGGCGTATCGTGTACCGCGAACGTCTTTATTGTTGAAAGATGGTTTATCAACGTCTGAATAGACCGCGCCGAGAATAACCCCATCCTCGCCGTTTTCGTCCAGCAGCACCTTGACCTGCTCCCCGACATCCGGGAGCCAGTAGTCTTTGTTGTTCTGGGTATTGCGTTGCAGGACGTCAAGCCAGTTGGTGCGCATGTTATCGCACTCAGGTAACCGGACGCGGGCTTTCACGCTGTCAGCATCGACGGCGCTGACTGTACCGGTCTGCAGGGTTACGCCTGTCATTTTTTCTTCTCCTTTATTACCGTGGATGTGCTGCCGTCCGGCTTGTAGACGGTGAGCGTCTGGGTCTTGCCGGTCTTATTGCCTTTCTTCGCCTTGCCCTGAGTCACCGGCCCCCGCGCCACATCCAGCTCGGTCACGTAACCGCTGCTGCGGTCAAGGGTGTG